CAAAGGCCATCTGGGCTGAGTTTTGCCCCATCTGATTGGCATTATTTGACATCTGACCCGCAGCGTTAGCGCCAGTGCCATAAATACCCTGAGAAAGCCCTGCGCCCTGCATATATTTATTCATTAAGTCATCAAGATAGTTTTTCCTATCATCAAGACCAATTTGCGTCGTACCGGCCTGCGTTGCGTTTAGGGCGGTGTTTGATCCCATAAGCCCCATAGTACTAGCCGCGTTCGCACCATGCTCTTGCGCCATTGCCTCGGCTTGTTTTGCCTGCGGGCTTTCTGTATAGCTTTCAGTCCACTTTTTATTAAGCTCGGTGGGGTCCATCAAATTTTTAATGATGTCGTTCAGATTACCGTATTGTTGCTGCCCGTTTTGATTGTATGGGTTTAAATAGCCTTGACCTTGATTGTAATATTTATCAAGCTCAGCCTGTCCTTTTTCGTAACCTTTGCCGGGGTGTAAAAAACTCGATAGCCAGCTCATGTTTGCATCTCCTTATGGATAAGCGGTCGTCGTGAATTTGACTAGCGCCCCGTTTTGCTTCCCTACATAAACGTTATTTGTTGTGTCATACAACAAAACTCCATTGCCTAAAGTCCCTGCCACATTCATTGCGGTAATTTGGGCCGCCGTATAGCTCATGGCGGTTAATAGATTAAAGGAATTTTGTATATCATTCAGGTTTTCGTTTAATGAATCAACTAGCACCCATAACCATTGCAAAAATTGTGCGTCAAAATCACTATTGGCAATGGGGGCTGCATCAATCCTATCTAAAAATAAGGCCATTAGTTAGCACCCCCGCTTACGCGCCGTGTGTTACGCACAGCACCTAAAACAACAATAGGCGCCGATGATACACAGACCAGGCGATAACAACGGTTACGGCTGGGCGCTAGCTCATACCAGCGCATGCGCCAGCGGTATTGACCTAAGGGGCTAAACTCTCTTAGATCGGCCTGTAAGAAAGTTTCACCACCATCATCAGAATAATAAAGTTCAAGATGAGGTTTAAATAATGAACAGTAATGATTGTCACCAAAAGAGGGTGTATTTGAACCCTCCTTAATAAGGTATTTATCATCCTCTGATAATATGTATATAGGGTGGTCTGGCGTACTTTCCTCTGCAACAATAAAAGTGGTATTAAGAAAAGGAGCGCAACTCCTATAGAAAGTTTTGTTACCGAATACGAAATCGATCTCCACATATTCATCTTCAAACTCCGAATAATCAGGCTGAAAAATCTGCTGGGTAACAAGCTCATAACGCATAGGAAATCTTAAAAAAGCATCATCCGAATCATTGCTGGTTCTATTGGGATTTAATAACTCATTATGATAAATATTACCGGCCATCTGATAAATAGCGGCATCATCTTGCACAATAACTAAATGTGCGTTATTAAAATAAACATGTTTTTGTATGCGATTACGCTCCCCGTTTACCTCAATACATCTAGCCCAAGTCTGCGTTTCAAAGTTATATTCAATACAGTTCGCGTTATCAATAATATCAAGATCGCCCATAGCCAGAAATGTACCGGCTCCAGCCCTATAGAAAATTGTATTTTCATATTGATATAAAAAGCCATCCACCTCATTATCTAAAAACGGACTAATCGTCTCCGGATGGGTTGAGTTTTCCAGCAATACGTTAATAGCCTGCGAGGATATATCCTGCGGCGCCTGCCCGTTACTCATCATGAATGAGACGAGGCCATTTGAGTTTTTAGCAAGCCATACCATCATCCCAAAATCAACCGATAGGCTGTTAGGGTCGGCAATACCAAAATCAAAGTTATACGAGCTATTTATTTTCCACGGAAACTCACGGGTTACACCGCCGACCGTAATCTGGGTAATAATATTAGCCCAAACGTCGGTGGTAAAATCGCACATAATGTACAATTGGTTATGTAATACAGCAAATTGACCAATTACACCGGAGGCGCGAGCGTTTAGGGCTGCGGCCAGCACGGGGTCGGTAAAATACGTATTGGCATTACCGCTTAGGTTAATAGTACTCAAATAGAAATCAGGAGTATTTGCCACGCTGACTACGAAGCGGTTCCCAAACGCCGCAACATAGAGAGGTTTACCGCCGGTCGTAGTGCCGCCGGGGGCGTTTGGGTCGGTAACAACCTCTGCCGTGACGGTAGATCCATCCTCTTTAATTACGAAAATGTTGTTTTGATCTGTCATCATATTGTAAATAACCGTACCCACGGCCAGAGTAGCCCACCAAATGGGCGTGCCTAACGATACGTTAATCGGCAGCGTCTTGCGGTTGTAAAAACGGTCGTATTGATAAACGGTCGTACCGTCTACCACATACAAATAATTGATTGATTTATACTCGACACGGGGTTGCGCGTTAAAAATAAGACGATTCTGGTTAAGAAACCGCACATGCTGTCGGCCCATTGCGGGGTACAATGCCTGCTGTTTCTTACCGGAATCCACTTTAATTCCATACCAGTTAGCGCAGTCCATTGCCCCAAACTGTTTGAAACGCTGTTGGTCGTAATAACAAAATATAGGGATTGGCTCTATCTGCCAGTCTTGCATCTTACGAGCGACCATTAAACACCTGCCCGGACGCGCCAAGCACCATTAAGCAATGATTGTTCATCGCCTGCAATAGATAGGTTAACCTCGGATGCCGATTCCATCTCAGCCTCAAGCTCTCTGTAGTCAGCCTCTAAATCATCCGTCCACGCAGAACCACGCCCCTTAAACTTGCAGACGTATTTCGCACAGGCGTATAAGAAAAACAGCTCAAAATAATCCGGCAATCCTTCCAAAGTATCATTCGAGGTTAAAATAGTTTTTTGAAACTTGCCCCGGGCAAAGAACGTATAAAACTGGCTCGGTGCGGGGTATAGTTGCGCCCGTACATACCGTGTATCGGGGAAGGTAATAATAAAGCGCGGCAAGCCCTGTAAAGGCTCATATTTCCATGCCGCCAAGAATTCATCCCTGCTCTTGTCAATTAACGGGTAAGTAACCCCGCTTAAAACAAGCCATGAACTATCCAGATTCGCAAGCCTACCCTCTTTGATATAAGCAATCCCGGGGGTGGGTATTTCGTGCGAAAAGGTTAAAACCGACGCCCCATTCATTGTGGCGTTGGCTGATAGTGTGATCGTGTTGGTTACAATTGATACAATAGTCGTTAATAGAGGAATCCCACCCCCTGAAACGCCATCGCCTACGCTATAAATCGTACCGTCTGCCACCGTGATAATGTTGGAGGCCGCGGTCAATGTAACAGTTTCTGTTTGAGTAGTTACCGGGCCTACGTAATCCGGATCGGTAAACCAGACCTCTTTTACCGGTAAATTAATATCCACGGACACGGTTTTGGCAATGGTTAAAAACAATCCTGTAGCGGCATATCGTTTCAAAATTTGATTCATAACGCGTATAGCCAGCTTCTCATCATCCCCGTGTAACGGAATAGTGGGGTTTGAGGCCGATATAAGGCGGTACATTTGAAAAATAAACTCGCGGACTGTGGAGGCCATTATTATCCCTTCGGTAAGAAATCATCCTTAACTTCAAACGCCGCATCTTCCGGAGGACAATCAATTAGCTCTTCCTCTATGAAGTCGTCCTCTTCGGGCGCATCCTCTTTCAGCTCAAGCGTTATAACAGGCACCTCTTTTTTAGCTCGGGGCGCACGGGAGCGAGGCTTGGGCTTTTCAATACTAGCTTTTGCATCTTCAGGCGTTGCAAACCAGACTCCGGATTGCATGTTTGCCTCAAATTCATCCCATGATTCAACCAAGCGCTTTGCGCCATCAGGGGCGTGTATAAATGCTCTAAAATGTTTTTTTTCTACAATTCTGCCTAAATAAATTGCGGGAGTACCTTTCATGAAACACCATCCTTGTGAAGCAGGCCAACGACACAATGCCAAAAAAGCGCTTGTGTCGTTGGCCTATGAAAATTACGAGCAGATACGAACCGCAAACTCAGGGTTAATAGCCACACCGCATATAACGTCGATCCTGTCTAATTGCTCATAGTTACGGATATCCGCACCCAATGAGTAAGTCATAGCCAGTTTATAAAGGTCGGAGTACCGTGTTACAGCCTCAACACCACCACGCAATTCCTTGATAGGAGGTGCGGCGAATACAACCGCTTGTGTGTGATAAGCCAATGACACGTTATGCGAGTCTCTTAACAATATTTGAGCGCCGTTAGGAATGGCCGCAGAAATATTTTGACGCGCACCGTCGATTACTATGGTTGGGTTAACAGGGATATCAGCCGTACCGCCACCAGATGCAATTACAGTGGCCGTTACTACGAACTGCGCACGTTGCTCTAACGCGTCGTAAGTCAAGGGGTTAACCATGAATACTCCAGCCGCATCATCAATCTCGATGATATCGCCGATGTTAAACGCTACTACGGAGGGGATTAAGCCGGTTACAGAGATAGTATTTCCACCAACGATAGGGCCGTTAGTTACCGTACCACCTAGTTTAAAGCCTGCAGGAGGCGCACCGCCCGCTTGACCCGCACCCGCAATTTGACGACTCAAAAAGTTAGTTTTGAAGAAGTCAAATCCTGATAAATGGCCCACAAAACCGTCAATTAACGCGCCAGTGTTCACGGTGTTATTGAATGTGTTGTAGAGGTCATTTGATAAGTTAGCGGCTATACGTGGGCCAATACCGGAGAAACGTTTCCCGTCTTCAGGGATTGCAAGCTCGGTCATGTACGCATCAGCGTTTAAGATTGTGTTGAAATCTACGGGGACGCCGGGAGTACCAACGGCTTGATAGGTTTTAGTTTGGAATTCATTCGCGATGAATTTTTCAACCAAGTTAGCCAGACGTTTAGCACGAGGGGCATTGGCCATTTCCAAATAAGGCTCGTCGCGTGCTCTGTCGAATGTCAGGTTAAACCCTGTGTATTCGATCATAGTACGGAATTGCTTAGTAATTGATAACGGTCTGATAATCTGAACACGCGCTTCAGCGGTAGCCGTAGCACCCTCACCGGCTAGATATCTTTCCTCTAAACGGTAATCAAGTGTTTGACCTGTTGCAAAGCGTAAGTTTTTGAAATCGCCTTCAAGGTTTCTGTTAGCGGTACGAGCGAATGATAGTGAGTTCCAGAAACGCACAAATACGTCGTCCAAGACGTACTGCGTCTCTCTAAAGACGTTAGCCATTTTGTTCTCCCTGAACAAATTAATAATAAATACCCAAAGTGGGTGCCTACTTTCATTTGTCCGACGGTCGACAATTGGTTACGCGTCTATGTATTCGGTGGTGCGTGGGGGACGGAATCCCTTACTCGTCTTTCATTTGTGATATTAGACCCTATCACATAATTTTGTCAAATAGGGCCGGTATTGGATCAGTGGGAACCAATACCGGGGTACTGCTTAGTGTGATAACAACCGAATCAGAGTTTCGGAGGCTATCGGGTGGAACTTGTCAAGCTTTGCTTTAAGCTCAAACACTAAATCAAGGCCATGTTTTAAATCGCCTAACGCATCTCTCTGCCACCGCTCATCATCAACACGCTGCGGCTCGCACACTTGGTTATTACTGCTTAGATAATGCAAAATACTCATTTAACTCTCCAATAATTTCTCATATGTAGCCTCGAATATCTCAGCCTTACAGGGATAAATTTCACCCTGTACGCCCTTGATAATAAAATCCCCCGGCATAGCTTTCATATCGCCCTCGAGGGTGTGAATGGTCATCGTGTTTTCATGCTCGTTAGCCAGCCACGTTTTGCCGTACATCCAGTGGGGTAACTTATCAAAACCATATCTGAACGCCTCAACCACTACCGGTTTTTTAACAAATTTCATCGATGCCCCTTCAATCGTGTTCTAACGGTAGACAAGCGTTTTGCATCAGCTTTCGCCAGCAAATCATCCCCGCTCGTATCGCGCTCTTTAGGCTTAGTCTTGATAGTGGCATCCTCTTGCGTGCGACCTAGGGGCCTTGGTGCCTTCGTGGTGGGTTTATTTTTACGCATACGCTCCTCAAGTTTTCCCATTTCAGTCATTTGCGCATAAGGATCACGCATTTTAGAAATACGCTCCAAATCTTGCGGATTACGTTTAGCCGCCGCATATAAAAAGGCTGCCGGATTTTCCATAGAGCGTGTGGCGAGCGTCATAGGGTTAGTAATTTCAAAGGGTAATGAGACCATAACGTCTCTAAAATCCCTAAACTTACTCATACCGCTAGTGAATTTTTCCTCAAACTCTGCCTGTATTTCCTGCTCTTTTATTTGCCGGGCCTCGTTATCACGCTTGCTGGTCATGTTGGTAACAGTGCGTTCAATGAAGGTTTCAAGCTGTTGCGGTAGGCTTTGATCGGAATCGGGATCGAACTCAAACCCTTTTGATTGCGCCTGTACCTGTTGCTGTGATACGACCGGCGTTACATCAGGGTTATTGCGCTGAAATCTATCAAATCGTTCACGAATTGCCTTATTTAAAAGCTCTTTGTGTTCGGCCTCGGTATACATACGCGCAGGCTCTTGCTCATTACCGTACTCGTCAAGCTCTGCCGCTTTCTTTTTAGGCTTTTCTTCAGGTTCATCGGCGGCGTAGGGATCGTCCTCGCCACCGTCATCTTGAGGCTCGTCGTCCTGTGAATAATCATCTTGAGGCTCGTCGTGTTCAAGCTCATCAATAGGCTCCGGTTCGTCTTGAAACTTCTCCTCCGTAGGCATGGGGTGTTGGGCTGAACTACCGCCCATCAATAGATCGTCAATACTGCTTATACTCATAGCTCCCTCTCTCTTTTAGTTTAAATCCTTTAAAACTAACTAACCTTGTGGGTTAGAATTTTTACCATATTGTCCGCATGGGCTATGGCCGTATCCGATTGAGTCCTATCGGTTTCAGACATATACCTCATTTTCTCAGCCTCAATATTGCCCGCTAACTCCATCTGGGCTATTTCTAATTTCATGCGCTCAATTTCAATCTCGGCCTGCATTTCTTTCTCTTTAAGCTGAAGCTCCGCTTGCTTAATTTGAATTTGTGCCTGCTTGTATTGTTGATCGACTTGAAGCGCTTGTTGTTGCACTTGAACGGCTTGCTCCTCAGGTGATGGCCCTTGTTGCTGTGGCATCTCGCCCGTTTTCCCTGCCTCAATTATCTGCGGGGGTACACGTGTCTTAAGTCTATTTTTAATTTCAAGAGTATTAGCAAGAGGCAAGTTTTCAGCGTAGAGGTCGGCAATAAGATTAAACGCGGTGGGATCGGCTTGCAGCACGTCTTGTAATGACTGTAATGCCTGCTCTTTTTGTCCCTCATAGGACGGCCCCGGTTTAAGCCTAACCTGATACGTACCCTTTCGGATATCGTTTTCAATTTGCTCCCCGTACTCATCAGTCTGCTTGTTGATAGTGATGTTTTTCATGCCCTCATCCGGCATCATTAACGTCATAACGCGCTCGGTATCATAAACACGCGGTATCATCTCGTTAACAATTTCACCCCCGACCGCTATGGCACGGTTGACGGAGTTAAAAAACACATAAGTCGAGTAACTTCCCTGTCTTGTTCTTGCATCGATAGCTTTTCCGCTTGCCTCGTCGCCGTTATTCCCCATGCGTGCAGGGTAAAGGCCCGTACAGGTGTATAAGTCCTCGATTGCAAGCTGGTATTGCTGGAACAATGATGCGGAGAGTTCAGGCGGTCTGATTTGTTCAGGTTTTGCGCCGGAGGCTGATTCGTCATAAGTGAGCATTCCTTGGATGGCTGTAGGGTCGCGCCAGTTTCGTTGAGTATCGAGGCTCGCGACATTCTTCTTGCTGCCAATCCACTGATCGTAACGGCTAACCTTGAGTATGTACGCTGATTGTGTGCGCAAATAGTTGATGTATCGCTGTGTATCACGGCAATCTCCAAAGAATGAGCGACAAATTTGCTTGCCTGTTTTGTCATAGTATGAGTTGTTATCAACGAATGGCATGGGCAATTGTTCGGAGGGGAACTCGGTTTTATCAAGCTCATAATCCCCGGCTATTTTGTAATGAATAATTTTGTGTTTCTTGGAGGGGCGCTTATCCTCAATACGAACTATTTCACCCTCATCCCATAAGGCCATCGTCTCAAACGTATCGGGATCGGTTTCCACCGCAAGCTCTTGACCCTGATTGTAACGGTCAACATCCATGCCATTTTCCTGCGGCAATATATCGTGGTCACCCGTAACACCAAATCCGTCGCCTGTCTGCGGGGCTAATTGACCCATTTCTGGAGGTGTTTGCCCCATCATCTGTTCGGGGTTGTTCATATTGGGCAAATTTTGCCCACCCATTAACTGCTGTTCGAACTCAGCTTGTTGATTACGCGCGTTAATATCTTTCGATTTCTCAATAAGCTCGTCCATCTCCTCTTGGTTATAGACCTTACCGTTGGACATTTTGTAGAGCATATCTTTTTCATACTTACGCACGTAATGATGGATAATGGATACCGACTCATCATCGGCCCATGTAAAGGGGTCGTCTGTTTCGTTAGGCTGTACCGCAAGCGCTACCTCCTCCTCTGTAGCCGCAATTAATCCCGCGCCTATAGAGTCATCCACATCTTTGCCGTACATCTCGCGAAACTTCTTTCGTGTCATACGCGATACATAGCCGCAAAGCGTGCCGTCTGTTTTGTTGATGCTCTCAGCGCCCACATCCCAATAGCATCGGGTGGCGTCCTTGAAATAGCGGTATTTAATATCTAAATCAAATGATTTTGAGTGGGTATAATCTGTATCAACCAAGAAGGCTCCGAAGCTACCTATTGCGGCCTGGCCTGCGGCTACCTGATAGGCGGTGGTGGCATCGGATGAAAACATAATATCTTTGGTGATTATTTCGCGTAACGAGGCTACCTTCTCATCGCACCCGGTCATGGGGACTACTTGTAGCTGGGGGGTATTTTGTTGTTGCTCGCCTAGTAAGCTATTGGACATGGTGCCAAGCTTATTCGCGGTTAGAGGCACCTTACGAAATGTTTTAATCATATCGTCCTCCTCGTCCTGATCCCATTGCTGGCCTAGAACGAAGGTGTGCATTATGTGGTATAAGTCAATATTTTGTTTAAAATACCCGCGCCATTTTTCGCATGCAATACGGGCTTGACGAGCTATTTTCTCATTCTTTCTGGCCATTTCAGTCCCTTGTTATGTGTTTATAAGCAATCCATACTTAACACTTTAAATCAGCCGACCTGCCGTATGGTCGGGGAGACGGTTGACCTGATAGCCACCGTCCACTACATATTCTCCACCAAAAAAAGTTAATATAAACGCCTCGGCACAATCAGGTGAAAGCAGGCCGCGTTTCTTGGCATCAATCTTGCTTTCAATCTGTAGCTTATCGCTCGAGTCGTATTTGTAGCCTAGCCCACATAAATCAGTCTGTAGCTCGTCACTATCGGGTATTTCTACCGGCATATCTTGTATTAGCCACTCGCGCCCCCTATCCCAAAGCTCGGCGCGTGTGTTTTTATAGCGTGCGGGATCTTCGGGCTTACATGCCACATTGACCCCTAACACAATATCAGTGTAACCTAACTCATGCAGTCTATCGACTACACCCGCACCAATTCCTATACAGTCAATACAAACCCGCTTAGGCTCCTCTTTGTCAATGATGCGCTTAATTATGCCTGCTAATTGCATTAAATCTATATTGTAATGCGTCTCAAGACCATAGGCACGACGGCCCCGGCGCCTAATTATTGCTATTCTATCATCACCCATACGGGCAGGATCTACACCCAAAACAAGGTTGGAGTGGCTATCTACCTGAGTTTTTCGCGCCTTCATAACGTGTTCGACGTTAATAAACGTATCAGTAATGGACGATAAGAACGCCTCGTCATCAGTAAAAGGATATTCTTGCTTAAACTTTCTACACTTTTGTTCGTGGTCGCCCTTGATATCCTGTAGCTTAATACGCCGCCAGTTAAGGTGGCCCGGCTTAAGCCCGTTTTCACCAAACTTTTCAAGCCAGTCGCGCTCCTCATCGGTTGGCACGAAACTTGCATCGTCTATACAATACTCATCCTGCCAATACCACGGCACAAATATTGCCTGATAGCGGCTTGAACCGTTCTTTGCGGCCTGCCAGTCCGCGTAAAAATCATTGGCCTGCCCGTTAGCGGTAGACTCCTTAATCACCTCGGTATCATCAATCTCGGCGACCGTATTCATTAAGCCCATGCCAATTTTTGCCGCGTCCTTATAGAACGCATACTCAGAGAGGTGCAAATATTGGTTGGTCATCCCACGCCCTACCTCGACGCTGCCTGCCGTACCTACCCTGTAACCGGACTCAAGACCCTCGTACATTAAGGTGTTATCGTTTTTCTTATCAGGCTGGGGAAACGGGGCGACAATATTTTCACTATAACGCTTTGTCATTTCAAACAACGCACGCGTGGAGTCCGCATGGTGGGTTAGGATGAAGGACTTTTTACCGCGCTTAGTGACGGTCTTATGAAAGAATCGGGCTTGAATTAGGGTGCTAACGCCTTGTTGACGGCCTTTAAGTACCAAGGCCCTCACTTTACCGGTGGCCGCTAATTGTGCCTCGAGGCGTTCATGGATGTATTGTTGTGCGCGGTTAAAGACGAAGTGCTTCTCAGCCCCTGACTTATCGTGAATGATAAGGAAGTTTTTAGCGAATAGCGGCAGTGATTTTAATACCTTAATCAGTTTTTCTTCAGACATCCTGTCCGCATCCTTTTAATCCTGCAGCTTATCAATCAACGCCATAAACAATTTATCGGCAGGCGTTTGTTGGCTATCATCCTTCTCGCGCCATTTACCCCGCGTCTTTAACCAGAAAATCATAGCGGATAGGTCATCGCCCTCGGTGGCCTTACGAAATAGTTTCGCGGCTACCTTGGCGTTGGCACGTACCACGCTATTGTCAAGCTCATCGCGGTAATATTTAGCGAGCGTATCCTCACATATACCGAGATGGCCTGCTATTTCTGCTTGAGTATTTCCAAAACTAACAAGTGCGCCGACCTCGGCCCGTGTTTTGTCCGTAGGCTCATGGGGCTTCGATTTCCCTGATTTCGGTGTGGCCATCCTTAGCCTCTCTTACGGCTTTTTTGCCGCTGTAATTCTCATAGCGTTGAATAATGATATCGCAGTATTTCGGATCTAGCTCCATCATTAACGCACGCCGCTGGGTCTTTTCACACGCTACCATCAAAGTACCGCTACCCGCAAACGGATCGTAAACATACTCGCCCGGGTTGGTATGATGTGTTATGGCGCGTGAGAATAATTCTACCGGCTTTTGAGTAGGGTGTTCGGTCTTGTCATCCTTTGAGGATGAACCGCTACGGTTGGGGGCGTCACAATCCCAGACGGTTGTTTGTTTGCGATCTCCCTTCCAGTTTGACTTTCCACCCTTTTTGACAGCATACCAGCACGGCTCATGCTGCCAATGATAATTAGCGCGACCCAAAACGAACGCGTTCTTACGCCATATAATTTGCTGTTTGCACTCAAAGCCTGCATCCCTTAGGTTGGCCATCACCACATCAGTAAAGGCGCTAGCGTGCCACACGTAAGCTATAGCGCCGGGGAATAATACATAAGTATCGTACCAATCAGCCCGGTCGTCGTTCTTAACTAAATTCTTATTGTTTTTGCTACCGTCAGGTTTGGCGGTATCACGCCATGACATATCAAGCTTAACCCCATACGGAGGGTCTGTGACCATCGTGTTAGGGTGCTGGCCTCCTAAAAGAAGCTCGACGTCAGTTGCAACAGTAGAGTCGCCACAAAGTAGACGGTGATCGCCGAGCAACCATAAATCACCCAATTGCGTTTGAGTCTCCACCGCAGACGGCAAATCATCCTCACCACAGAAGGCCTCAGGCAATTCATCAGGAAATATTTCGCATAATTCTTCAAGGTCAAACCCCGTTAATGTGAGGTCATAATCAAACTGTTTAAGAAACTCAAACTGGCTTAATAATATATCCCTATCCCAACCCGCATCTAAGGCTATCTTGTTATCGGCAATAACAAGCGCGGCCTTTTGATCTGGCGTTAACCCCTCAAGCACAATACAGGGCAGCTCATCAATACCCGCCTGCAATGCCGCAGCAAGCCTGCCGTGCCCGGCTATAATGCCGTTATTTTCATCAATCAATAATGGGTTGGTAAAACCAAACTCGTTAATAGAGCGAACAATTTTAGCTATTTGTTCATCGGAATGAGTGCGGGAGTTCGCCTCATATTTGACCAACTCCCCCACTAAAACGCTTTTATAGTTCCGAAGAGTCACTATTATGGCCCTGCTTGCTCGTTGCGCTTTTCACCACGCATCTCGCCACCAGCCTCACCCGGCTCGCAGTATTTAGGTTGCATCTTGTTTTGTTGCTCAACGCGTCTGCCGTAAGCTGAAGGCACGCCGTTGTAGTGAGTATTGCCAGACGCTGAATCATCAGTCGTATAATCTTTAACATCGCTCATTTTATCACTCCTGTGAATGTAAATTATTAATCGATTAATAATTGTAACCATAGCTAAGACACCGATGGCCCCCAAAGGAATTACAAAAGGCCAACATCCGCAATGGTTACACGCTAAATGTAGCACAAACAAAATTTATCCACAAAATCTGTGTGTAAGCCTGTAAACAATAATTGTAATCCCCATTAGCCACGCGGTGTATAGGTCAATTACCCCCTAACACCCAAAACGCATAATAATTTAACATATTTGTATAGCAAGGCTTGCTATATATCGCAAGTGTTGCTATAGTGTGTTCATCAACAACAAACAACGAGGTAATCATGAATAAGTTTAACGAAATAACGATGTACGAACTGATGGCTGAAGACTTGGATGTATATGTTTCGAAGTCAAAGGGTTTCGGTTTTGATTTACAAATTGATAATGAAGAGGGGGAAACGGTAGTTGATGAGAAGGGCATTCACCCTTACGCGATGGAATCATACGCTGATATGTGTCGCCGGTTTTTACACTTTTATGATGCGGTTAAGGCTAAGAGTGAAGCGGAGTTTAACGCGAATGTTGAGGCTGCATAATGAGATATAAAATATTAGATAGCGTACAGGTTAAGCGCACGCGGTATGAGTTACTAGAGGATGGACACGGGAAGTTCATCGTATCAAAAACGGTTGGTTGCAAGGTTGATTTTTTATATAGCAGCAAGAACCACGAACTAGCCTATAAATTTTATGAAAGAACGATAGGGGCTAGATAATGAAAGAGAAATACAGTTGTTATGAGTATGCGGTGATAGAAGATCCACACGGATGTGGGTGGTATTACGAAATATACACCGATGATGTAGATTATATTAACTGGATGAGAACAAATATACTGATTGAGTCCAACGAGTGGTTTGAATCAGCTCAAAGGGCGCGATATGCCGCTATAGGCAATATTGATTTATTAGAAAACGGGGAGGGCTAGGATGCTTAAGCGTATAAAATGCTGGTTAAAGGGTCATCAATTTATGATGAATTACCACCCTGCTTACAGGTGCTATCACCAGTCAAGCAATGATGTGTGTAAATGTTGCAAACAACCAAGGAGGTATTATGAATCACGACAAATTACAGGAATATAGCAAAATAGCAGCGGGTATCACGGCCACAATGGATACCTTAATCCAAGTACAATCGTTATTTGTTGATTTATTGCTTAAAGAATGCGATATACCGCGTGAAATAAAAGAAACAATGCTAAAAGATATGAATAAATTTATCGGTAAGGTGTCAATATGAGACGTGAGGAAATAACGATACAAGAGCGCCATGAATTACAATCATTGTTGTTAGGCATGGCACACGGTGGGTTATCAGCTATTTTAGCCTGCGACGAATCCATGAGATATACGAAAATGCTTGAGTTACAACAGCAGTTATCAAAGGGCATCGAAATAATTTATTACGGACGCCCCGATTATTTCAATCTTGGACAATCACCAGCTGAGTAGCTACAGGCCCTTTGGGTGATTGGGAAGGCTCGAAACTAACCTTGTCACCCTCTTTTAAGCTCTTAAAGCCTTGCATGTTAATTTCTTTGAAGTGGATAAAATAATCTTTGCCGCTAGCCGATACAAATCCAAACCCTTTTTGGTCGTTAAACCACTTAACTACTCCGTTAACCATTGTGACATCCATCTCTAGTTAATAAAAATCCAATTTTACCGGGCAAATCCTTGCCACGTTTAATCTTTACCGTTACCCCTATACCTATTCATAGGCAAATCTAACTTCGGCTTATAAGGGGCTGTATCGCCCTCAGCGTAGTTCGGCATCCCAGCCTCCATCCAGCACTTAACATGACACTCCAGTGCCTCGTCCGGTAGTAACCCGTTTAACATATCGCGTTTATCGTCATTACTCAATAGCCGCGTGGATATGAGTTTAGGCGATACCCCTAGTTTAATTCCCAGATGAAACAGCTTTTTCTGGCACTCCTCTTTCGTTAGCGTCTTTGCCATTTACATCATCCTTGAGTTTTTGGAACATGGCGCTGAAGCTCTTAAGCCCCTCTCCTTTGGCCACCGCCCCTGTTATTCCCTGAAACATTTGTGCCTCTTGCTTGTATTGTTCTTGTTTATCGCGTTGTTCGGCCTCCTCTTTTTCACGTATTGATTGCGATGATATTCCTTTCCAGTTTTGAGGTATTAACCATTTACCCTCGCGCACTTTTTTCAAAAATATATTTAATTTCTTGTTAACGGAGTCAAAGCGTTTGTCCTTGTTAGTTTCAAAGGCGTAATAAATACCTTGATCGACAATATCGTCCTCGACGTAGACCTTACGGTTAGCAATAACAAGCTGTAAATGGGTTTTAACAGATTCAGTATCAGAAAAAACAGAAGGGTTTACAGGCTCCTTGTTTTGTTTTTTCTTGGAAACCTCATGAGAAACCTCTTGTATATATAAGTCTGCATTTGGTGCAGTGACCTCTGCATATTGTGCAGGGGGTACTGCATATGGTGCAGTAGGTGGCAATTTTTGAACAGGGTTATCCACACCCTCTGCATTTGGTGCAGTCGTGTTTAATTCTTGAGCAGGTTTATAAAAGCCGTAGGTTTGGGAGACGTCGAATGTATTGGTTTGGCCCCGTCGGAAATGGTAGAGGTTAAGGCGTTGGATTATATAGTGGGTGTGTTCAAGCTCGTTAAGTACGTCGTATGTTTTGCGTTCTGATATGCCGGATAAGGTGGCTAGGTTTTTTACCGTGATTTCTACCTCGTCGCATTGTTGCGTGTAACTCATAAGCTTTCGCAACTGTCCGTAAACTTTTAGGGCATACGGTGAGAACAAATCGAAAATAACCTCGTCCATGATTAAAAAATTTGTTTCTTTGGCGCGTCTAAATTTTACATGATCACGTTTCATGATATACTGTCTCCGTTGTGTTCTCCGCTAAAAGAACGTATTTGTAGGGATGTACCCGTAATCAACGGCTAATTGATTAAGGGTGAGGGCTGGATGCCCTAAATTACTCTGGTTTTCTAGCTATAAACAATAACCCCTCTTTTTCAAGCTGCTTTAATACAAACATAACAAACTCATAATCCACTTTAAACTTTTCTATTATTCTATCAATGATTATCGGTAATGTCGTGTTCTCATGATCGATGAGCATCCGCAAATAGGTATATAAGCCAAGTACATCAAGCTCGTTGAACGCCTCAATAGTTTTATTGTTAATTCTGGTGTGGGGGTACTTCTCTATTTCATCATTCATGCTATAGTTACCTTGTTGTTGATTTCATTTTTCATGATTACTTCCTTATAAAGTTAGTTAGAGATGCAAAAAAGCCCGTGTTTGTCTCCATTCGCGGGCTTTTCATTTAGTGGTTTCTTCTATAAATGCCTTTAACCATTCCTCTGTCATGTGCACCTCTTTTTTGGTGAAGCACAATGAGTTGTTATTAACTAGGTGGGCCACGATACTCGGGTCACGCTCATGAATGGAATTAGCCAGCTGTTCTAAAAGGTTTACAGCCTTAGCATATAAGTCAATAGACATTAATTCTCCTTTGCTTTTTACCGCTCCAATGGATATTATGTAACCAGTCTCATCGTGGCCATTGTATAACACGGTGGGCTGTCAGCGGCTTGCGCCAGCCTAGTGTGATTGGGCGAACTTTCACACTAGGTCATCTTATATCAAGTTACCAATCATTTACAGTCGTCAGGTAATCGCTGCCAAAAATCACACTTAGAACAACCCCTATACAGGCCCATGTCAACAGTAAAATAAGCACCGGTCGTGGTAAGCTCTCGAGTTTCCTTTTTATGAAATAATACGCATATCCAATATTTAACACGATTCACTCCAGATCTCCCCACTTAGATATTTCGGCCTTTAATTTATCCCACGCCTCCTGCCGCGTCTTGCCCCAAACCTCATTATTGCGTTTAGTGCAATGGCAGCAAACTAGGATATCCTCTTGAATTTCCCGAATCTGATCGTGAACCAAATCAAGCTCACCGGGAATCAAAGCATTGTGATAGCCATAACTTAAGCCGTTATTTTTCTGTTTTATTTGAAACCACCAAATTTCATCCCCTACCTTGTAAGTAGTAGAGTTTTCCTTTTTCTTGTCCATCGGGATCATCCTTGTAAATTGTTTTATCCGTTATTACTATGTCACGCCCACCGGCACGCAGGATATTAGCTATCATTAAGGGTAACTGGTTAAAATCACCCGTAAGACCTGCGTTCTTATTGCCCTCTTTATCGGTAAAGTCTATCCACCATTTTTGCCACGAATGTTCATGTACTATCATTATTTTTCCTTATCACCAAACTGCGTCATGGCTTTTTCAATATCAAAAACAAGCTGATCGTTAATATACCGATGCAAACACCACGAGGCCCACATAGACCGCGCCTTAAGCACCTCATTATTGCCCTTGATATGGCCCAATAGCGATTCAAAAAACTTAATATGTGATTTAATCGATAGTTTTGCCTCTTGGATATTTCCCTCTTTACTCATAGTCTTTAATACTCCAGTCTGGTTTACGGTTTAAATAGCCTACGGGGTAGTTTGAATCGCCCACATGAATAATGACAAAGTGAGTATCCCACTGGATTCTTTCATCGTAAATGTAGGGCTTTATTTCTACCTTGGTCGGGTTTATATCCCATCCGTCTATGATGGTAATCAAAAGCTGCTCAAATGATTTAA